TCATTTTTAATAAGTAAAAAATTATCTACTAATTCAGCAGGTGTTTCTTGTAAGCTAGGGTAAGGTGGGCAATTAAAGCTGTCACAAAATACATATTTTTTAATAAGATTTTGAGAATCTTCATTGTATATATGTATGGGGTCTGTGAAAAAGAACAGCTGTGTATATAGTGCTTCCCCTATATCATATCCCTTTTCAATAGCTTCTTGTTGACATTGCATTAATATCCTGTTCACATCTTTTTTGTTGTTTATAACCTCTTGTTGCTGTGTAACAGGATTTAAACATTGATATGGAAATTCTTTTGTAATCTCTAATGATGGTTTTTTAACTGACAACCAAACATTTAAAATCAAAGTTATTTCTTCAATTTTTTTTTATTAACAACCTCATAACATCTGTTTGAAATAGCTATTATTTCTGTGTCAGTAAATTTATTTATTTCTTCATCAGTTAAAGTGGTGGCTATTCTTACCATCTCTACAAACTCACCAAAGCCTAAATTAACAACCCCACCTGATTTAGTTATAATGTTGTTAAATTCAATCCTTTCATCAAGGTTTAAATCCTTTACATCAAATGTTATTTCTTTAACATTATCACCTTTTATTTTAGCATTAGCCATTTATTTAATCTCCATTTAGCACTTTAATATACTAAATAAAATTTAAAATAAAAATATTACATTGACCCTATTGCTGTATCACTAAACAAAGATATTTTAAGAGCCTCAGTTGAACTGTTTACAACACATTCAAAAGGAATATTCCAAAAAATACCCTGCTCACTCATATCTTGAGTTGGGTCACCTGTATATTGCACTTCTGCTAAGATATTAACCTCACCTGCACTACTTACTGTTCCATCACCAAACTTCAATGCTAGTCCACAAGTGTTTCCATCTAAGAAGCTTTGAACTACATTGTCAGCTGTTGACATGCTAAATTCACCATCATATTTAACCACAACATTGCCTGTAACAGCATATTCAGGGAAAGCATAAGCCTCTGCATTACCTTTTGAGTCAGAACCAACTCTTGTAACACCATTAGCAATGTTTAAATTCCAACTTTTAAGTATCATATCTTGGTTTGCACCATCTACCTCTAACTGCTTAGTTGATAGTGTTCCCATATTAATGTGTGTGCCTTCATCAGGTACTGCCCAAGTGCCTGTTAGATTAACTTCATGCAAACATCCTGTGCCACTTGAAGCAAAAGTAACAGGGAATCCACTAAAGTAGTTTCCACTCATTCTTAAATGTCCACCATCAGAGGCATAATCACAGCTTAGGCTGAGGTCTGATACTGTAGTTCCAGGGATTACTATACCCTCTGAAGCAGCAGGTCTATATGCTAAGTTAACTGTATGTGGTTCTTTACTTGATATTGTTCCACCTACTTGTGATAGATTATTAGTACCATCTACTTCACAAGTATAAACATCTGAGCCATCTGCATTATAGGTATTGGTTACCATAGCTAAATGCTGTAGTAATAATTCAGGTGTTGCTAGAAAATCAAATGGACAAGTTACTGTGCCATTTTTATTTGTTATTACAGTATCTGCTGCATTTTTAGCAGTACCTCTACCTGATAATAACCTTGATTCTCTAAATATATTAAATGTTGGTTTAGTTGCTGTAACTTGAGGAAGCAGTCTGTAATTATTTGCATCAGTTCCATCATTGTCAAGCAAAGTGCCAAATGTAGTTTCACCTAGTATTCCTAGCTTAGGCTGACTACTTGGTATAACTGTTGTGCTTATAGCCATTATTTATTCTCCTTACTTTTTTTGGTTTTTTTACTTACTTTTACACAGATGCCTCTTGAAATAAGTTTTTGAGCTATTTCCTCATCTTTAACATCTACTTCTTCACCATCTCTTAAAGCATTAAATGTCAGGACATCACATCCTACATTCATTGAATTAAATCTTGATATTACATTGATTCTAGCTTTTATCTTCATTCTTTCTCCTATGCTACATTACCAATATGCTGACAAGTAAAATCATATTCAGCAACATAAAAACCTTCTTCACCTTCTATCTCTGCATCTAACTCCATATTGTTCATTCTAAGGTCAAATGCTGTGGTTGAATCAGTTAATGTTATTGTAATATTATCATGTATGAGAGCTTCTAGCCTACTGCAATTATTCATTACATGGTCTAGAAAATTATGGTTTTCTCTCCTATCTTGAAACACATATTGTATGGTTATACTGTATTCTCTTTGCTCCATAAATGAAGCATATTCTGTCAATGTTGAGCCATTAGGTATTAACCTGATAGACTCATTTGCTTTTAATAAAGGGTCTGCTAAAGTTGCCTTCTGTACAGGTATAGGCATTTCTGCTTTTACTATTTCCATTAGCTTATCCATTATATTATTAAAATTATTTGTGTAAGTAACTGCCATTAGAATCTTTTTCCTTTTCTACTTAAATTAATTGTTCCTGTTGAAGCATTACTAATTTTTCTGTTTTCTGATACTACTTGTATTTCCCATTGGTCATCTACAGACATAGCTGCACCTGAAAATCTAACTCCTAATCCACCTAATGCTCCCCAATAATCAAAACTTCCAGAAACTACATTATTAGTTGATTCTGAGCCAAACAACTTGTCATTGCCATAATATTCTACCTTGCATTTTGCTGTACCATAAGCACCAAGAGTTGTGCATGTTATTCTTAATATATCATAAGGCTCTCCATGATATTGCCCTGCTGTTTCTACCAATTCCATACTAGATGCTCCTGATTGTGTTATTTTTGTTATAGCACCTTCAGAATCTTTATTATCAACCTCATAAGATAATTTAAACTCACCTGCATTGAGCCTATCTACAATTCCTGTTCTTTCTGCATTAGTTACTAAGTTATAATAGTAATCAGCCTGTTCACTCATAGGGTCTTTAGACCTTATTAAATTACTAGCACATATATAGCAGGTAGCCTTTATAATTAAAGCATCATATTCCCTTGTAGATGAGGTAGATGCAGAAGCACCATCTGTGCTGTCTGCCTGTTTTTGTGCAACTTTAGGCAATGGTGTTGGGTATCTAGCATCTAATAAATTATTTAATTCCATACTAGCATTAACTAACTGTTGGTCAATAAATGTTGCAAAATCTTTTCCTGCTTCAAATATTTGATTATTAATTGTAGTAGCTGAATAGTTACTATTGTAATACTCTACTTGGTTAGTTGCACTATTATAAAACCATTCACCATTACTATCAACTGCTCCTGATGTTGATTGTGCTGCTGCTAGTTCTTCACCATTAAGAAAAAGAGTATCTACATAACCACTATCTCTAAACAAATGCAGGTTGCCTGATGTTAGAGTTGGAAATATCTGTATTTTACTGTCAAAGTCACCAAATTGACTAAAATAGTTAGCTAAATCTGATTGTGTAGCATATTTAAAGCTAGTAACTGCCATTATTTACCTCTTTTTTAATTTTTTCATAGAAAGTATAGGAGTGGAACAAAAAGCTGAAAAACAACCCCAAAAATATTATTATTTCAAAAATCTGTTCCACTTCCCATTAACCTAAACTTATTACTCTTATATCTGTATCTGCTTTAGGGTTGCAACTTCTTGCCTCTAAAGTTACTATTCCATTTATAGTAGTAGCAGAGCTTTCTACTCCACCTGCATGACCTGCCTTAGTATTTGCAGATACAACAAATTCTGCATTAGGGTAGGCATCTATTCTTATCTCACCTGTTTCATAATTTATAGTGGCAGAACCACCTGCTCCTGATAGAACTCCATTACCATTGTCTAGCAAAAATGCTCCTGAGTTTTTTCTAGAAGCATAGGTTATAGAATCATATATTGTATCATCAGGTAATTTAGCAGGTACTGCTTTTTCCAAGCTTCCAACAGCAGGTATAATACCAACTCCAAATGGTGTTGTGCCACTAGATGGAGCAGATAGAGCTATTGCACCAGTTGAAAGTCTAGAGCTATCAGTTACTCTTAAATCTCCACCTACAATACCTATAGTTGCTTTTCTGTTTTTTAAGTTAGTTCCTGCTGTAAACTTATCATTTATAGCTGATTGAATTTTAGTAATCACATTTCCAAATGTTAAATCACTAGAGTCTGTTGTGAATGCTACATCATCTGCTGAAGAACCTGATATAGATAGACCAAATGTATATGTTGTTGATGCTGCAAGTCCAGTCTTAGATGAAGCAGAAATACCTGCTAATCCAAACTCTTGAAATCCATGACTATAAAACTTTATAGCTACACTACCTGCAACTAAACCATCACAAACAGCATCTGCTGTTCTTCCATATCCAAAGAAATTCATTGCTCTAAACTTACCACTAGCATTTGTTTTTACAACAGTAGCACTACCATTACCACCACCATTATATGAAGTATCATCAAAGTCATGGTGCATATTAAAAAATGGCAATCTAACAGCTACATCATCTGCATGAGTTGCTGCTGTTGAGCCATATAAACCTCTGATTATTGTAAGTGTGCTGTTTGCTAAGTCTGCTCCTGTGCCTACTGCTGTAACCTCACATATCTCATTCTCTAGTCTAATTAAATCACCAACCTTAAAATATTTGCTATGTCCATTCTCTAGGTTAAGTGTAGTGTGAGCTGCATCAGAACCTATAGTTGCTGATGTAGCATGGTCAACATCTGCATCACTATCAACATATTCATTAGAGTTAGGAGCTTCATTGTCAACCACAACACCCATTCCTGCACCATAGGCAGTAGATGTTCCAATTAACCTATTGTTTGGTAAATAGACACACTCACCTGCTGGTAATAGCATTGAAAGATAATGTGTTGCATCATTTACAGTATCTGCTGAATCTGTTGCATCATCAGTAACCCACTCTGCTGTAGATATTAAAAGCTCACAACCAACTCTACCTGTATTCTCTACAAATATTGCTTTAGGTGCAACCATAGTATCATTGGCTATATCTCTTGAATAATTAACCAAATCAATCCCTGCATTTGAATTATCTACCTTTATAATTTTGTCAAAGATTACACTATAGTTTCCTGAAATAGTTTTTGTATAGTCACCTTTTTCTGTTCTAATACTTATCTGTTTTGAATACCCTGCCATAATTTTCTCCTATTGATAATGATATTTTACTAATAATTGTGCTGTCACATCTGTTGTTGCACCTACATTTTCAACAAATGCTATAATAACCTTGTCTGATGCAACATTAGCAGAATCTACTGTGAGAGTTGTTGTTGTTATTCTGTCATCTCCTGTAGTAAGTGTGCTTCCATTGTGTGCAAGTAATGTTCCACTAGATAAATCCCCTGCTCCACTACCTGTTCCTGTTGCCATTGTGTAAGAAAATAAATGAAAGTTTAATGTATCTGCTGAATCTGTTGAAGCTATAACTCTAACCTCATCTATTGTAATTGCTACTGGTACATACCATAATACAGGCACTATATTTTCTGCTCCACTAGATATTGTGAGTGTAGTAGCTGGGTCTGTTCCTGAGCCAAAGGCTGTTGAAGGTGACCAATCTGTATTTCCTGTAGCATCTAATCCTGCCATTGAAACCATTGGATGATGTGTATCTGCTGTAGGTGACATATCAAATACCCCAAATTGTTTAATCTGAGTGTTTGCATAAGTTTGTGTAGAGCCTACTTTTACTAGACCATTGCTTGTATCAACTGCAAGTAAGTCACTTCCATTAGACCTTTCTACTAAAAAAGTCCTTGTGCTGTCTGTTGAAGGGGTAACACTTAACCCTTTTGCACCTAAAGTCATTGATGTAGATTGACCTAGTCCATCTTTAATTGTAGTTCCATTTGCTGCTCTTCCACTACCATTATTATCTACTTGCAGTATGTCACCATATGTACTTGCTATTGTCTTATTTGTTAAAGCCATTAATTCTCCTAACTTTCTGTAATTGTTACATAACCACCATACAAGAGGTCGCTTGTTGCAGCCATATCAACTTGAATGACTAAATAATTTGTTGTGTCAGATGCTACATCTGTAATGTCTATCTCTGTATTAGGATTTCCAGTTCCCTTGCTTGTAGCAGATGTGAAAGATACATTAATATCACTTTCATGCACCTCAACATTTAATGAGGCATCATTAGAGTAAACCATTACTGCTGTTGCTGTGTATCCTGTAGGTATAGATACAAAAGCATATAGCTCATCATTTGGGTGAGATACCCTTATACCACCTGCATCTTCATCCCAAACTGCACCCCTAGAAGCATCATCATTGCCCTCAAAATCTCTTGGTAATATTTTCAGCCTTGTAGTGCTTCCATGCCAACCTGATAAAATAGTTCCTGCTGTGCTAAGATTACCACTTGAGTCTAATGTTAATTTAGTAGCTCCACCTACTGCTGCATCTCCTGCATCTATCTTTAATTTATCACTATCATCAGCATCATTCCCAACTGTCCATCTTACACTTGATGCTTCATAAAGACTAATAGAGGCATCATAGCCATCAGATGCTAAAATAGAAAGCTTTGCATCATTGTCAGTAGAATCTCCATCTCCAGCATACAAAGTTCCATATATGGCAACCCCTTTAGCTTGTACCCCTAAAAAGCCTGCTAATGTTGTTGTTTCCAGTACAACACCATCTGATAAATTAATATCACTTGTGCTTCCACCAATAGATATATCACCATCTATCACAACATCTTTTGCAAATGTAGTTTTTTCATTTACTCTTATTTTATCAGTAGCTAATTCAATAGGTGCTGTAATCTCACCAATTTTTAATTGTCTTAAATTACTGTCAAGGTGATTATCAATTTTTATTTCTCTGCTCATGCAACCTTGTTTTTGTCTGCCTTTGTTTTCTTTAGTTTTTCTACTTCTTTTTGCAGCTTCTCTATTGCTTTGTCATTCTTATTAGGCTCATTAACATAGTCTAATATTTTCTTCATTCTTTTGCTTTTTCTAAACAAATGCTCTAAAACAATTCCTAGTATTTTTGCTTGTATCATTTCTTGTTATCTGACCTTAAACCTTTAATAAGACCTCTTAAAGCACCACCTACTACATTATCAACTAAATCAATAAAATAAGGCTCTATAGTCTTATTCCATAGCTTTTTAGTTGCCCAAAACTTAGTCAAACCTGCTGTCATCAATATACCTAGTTTTTCAAAACATCCTTCTGTAGCTGCACAAATCTTTTCATTTGGTATCTTTTTTAATACCCATAATAATGCACCACCACTACTTGCACCTAAAGTTATTGCTATCCAATCCATTTTATTTCTCCTTAATTAAATTTTCTAGTTCTATTACTTTTGACTTGAGCATGATATTGTCATTCTCTAGCCTTCTTATCTTTAAACCAAAACTATTTATCTTCACATCTACTTCTTGTTTTATCTGATTAAGCATTTTTCTTTCTTTTATACTAATCATTAATTGTCTTCTAAAAACTTTTCTAATTTACTTTTAAACCCATTGCCACCATTTTTACTCATTAGCTTAGATATAATGCTAACCAAACCCTCATAACTCTTCTCTATTCCTTTTTGTTCTATCTGCATTTTCTTTTGCTGGTCAATAAGTTTTATTAAAATTCCTTCTAATCTTTTAAACCTTTCTTCTAAATCCTCCATAAGTTCATCTTGAATAAACTTATTCTGTTTCCATATAAAGAATCCAAATGCTATTGCAACACATATTGGAATCCCATACTGCTCAAGGATTACAAGAAAATCCATTATTTTTCAAGAAGCTTATATATTTTTAAACATATATATATAAAAGTGGCAACCCCTACTAAAACCCTTACTGTAAGAGGCAACCACTCTACCCATGTCAACACTACAGCTCCTGTTCCTGCTGTTGTTGTTTTTAAACTATCTACCATTCTAATCCTTTAGGAAGCACATAACACATAGTTGAAAAGGAGGAGTTAGACAACAATTTTAATGATTGTTTCATTCTTGTTGGTTTTATGTGCTGATTTTGCATTATATGCTTCCAATTCTTTATCAATTTTATACCCCTTGCAATTTACATTTTGCAAATCAATTTTTATCCCATCTCTATTGCCATTATTATAAAACACATAGCAATTTTGAGATGCCCTCCCACTTAAATTTAATGCTTTTTCAGAGTAATCATTTGCACCTACCATGCTTGAGCTTCTAGCATAATTATCCCCTACTCTAGCTGAATGAACATGACCAAATATTACAAAGTCTATATTTATCCCCTTTACTGCATACCTGCCTATAATTTGGTTGATAGCCTTTTCTATTCCACCTTTTAACCCACCATGTCCATGCAACATTAATAAGTTTTGTCCTGCTACATTAACAACCACTTCACTTGGGTCTCCATCAATAAAGGTTATTTCACTATCTCTAAATAAATATCTAAGGCAGTTATATATGGTGTAGTCATAATTATCAGTAGCTACCACATTGCTCCAGCCTAACTCTTTATTTGCTCTACCTTCATTCCCTACCACACTTGCTACTGAAACATTGAAATCTTTATTTAAATCAAGCAAAACTTGTTGCATAATGTCAACTGATAAGAAAGTAGCTTTTGCCCTATTTGAAGCCTGATTTAAGAGTTCATCTAACCTTCTATCAGAATTTAGTAAATCTCCTGTTAAAGCCACCACTATGCTCTTTATATTAGCCATTCTAAAGTATTTCTTAGCCTGACTAACAAAATATTGACACCTTTGTGATGCAACTTCAAAATCATACTTGTTTCCTTTAATGTTTACAAGCTCATTAAAGTGTACATCACTAAATTGGATTACACCAACTGCTTTACTACTTCCATTATGCTTCTTAGTAACTGTGTGTAGTTTATAATTTTCAAAAAGCTTTTTTAATTCTTTGCTGTATTCTTCTACAGCATTTTCTACTCTTGCATATTCCCTAAAGGCTTTTCTTTCTACCCTATTTACATCTTGAGCTTTCTGCTTCTGTTTCTTGTATCTTACATTCTCTTTTACAAGCTCTAGCTCTTCTTCTGCTATTGGGAATACTGTCCTGCTACCACATCTTTTACATCTATATCTTTGCTTACCATGTTCAACACCACTTTTAATTAATTGAACACTAAAACAATTAGGGCAGGTTAGTCTATCCTGCACTAGCCATTATATCAGATAGCTTCTTTGCTCTGTTTGGTGTTTGTTTAGCCCATCTGCTATCCAACATCTCCACACTTGCATCTTTGTAATCTTTTGTTTCTACATACATAAGTGTTTTCTTGAATTTCAGTAAGCCTGAAACACCCATTTGGTAAGCCATCTCTATTAGGACATCTTGAACTTCTTTTGGTAAACTAGGAAGGTATGGTAAGTTGTTTTCTATTCTTTCAACTAATTTAGCTACCTTCCTTTCTAATATCATATCACAAATATCTTCATCAAGCTCTAAATCTTTAATAGCAAAGCCATAACCTATAGTGTCATAGCCTTCTGTGCATTTATACACTTTAGACCTATACCCTTCTGATTCTTTGATATTCTCTATAAGTGACACTATCTTCCAGCTTTGCTATATACAACTGGTTGCCCTGAAGTTATAAGTCTAACACCACAAGCAAGTACTGCTGCATTAGCTGCAAACAATTTATCTGTTGATTCTTTGTGGATTATTACAGTATCAGACCCATCTAGTGAAAAAGTACCTATATCAGTTCCACCTGATTCTTCTAGGGTAACTAAATATTCTGTGCCTGTTGCTGCTGTATTGTGAAGTCTTACAAATTCACTTGAGCCTACATTTGATGCAGTACCTGTTGATGTGCCTAAAGCTGCTTCTGTAGTTATTGGTTTAAATATCATTTACACCCCCCTTACTTTACAGCCTTTAGCTTCATATACTTTAATTTCAACATCAGACAATGAATCTCTGAATATTGTTCTGCCATTAGGCTTTTCAATACTGTACTTAGTAATTTCTTTCTTTACTTCTTTCTTTGCTTGTTTCTTTTTAGCTTCTGCCATTGTTTTTCTCCTTAAAGAATATTTCCATTTTTATCAAAACTTACACCACCAAACATACCTATATTGTCAGCACCTTTACCTTTTTTATTTCTTTCAACTCTGTTACCTACTTCTTGTATATAGTCCATATACTTCATTTTTTGACCTTTGTAATATGCTTGTTGACCTTTGTCTTTATCTTCAACAAGTTTTAATTTATTGTCAGGGTCAAGCTGACATCCTAAATCTTTATTATTTAAATTTCCAATATCTTTTTTATTATTCATAAGAAGTAATAGGGTGGCTTTTACACCACCCTAATCCTTTATCTATTATGAGATTTCAGTATGTATTTCTACACCATGTAAGTCTACTAACTCTTTAATTTCCCAATATCCATTTGCTACTAAAGTAGTTTTAGCATAGGCTTCTTCTCTTTCTGAAGCCATTTGGATAAAGTTTCCACCACCAAAGTCAATATAACCACAACCTAGTGCTGTGTTAGCAAATATACCACCTTTTTTCTCAGTTGCATCACCACCATCAGGTACTGAAGTTGATGTATAGATGTTGATACCTGCTAATGATGTGACAAATCCTGCTCCCAAGAATTGTTCACCAACACCACCTGTTGCTCCTATTCCATTAAATGCTGCATTACTCTCATTTAATGTTGAAGAACCAAACTCATTTGATAAACCAAAAGAGCCATATACTTGCTGTGGATGCAATACTGCATTGTAAGGTCTTGGAGCATCATTTGCCTCTAAAGAAGCTAGTGCATCCATTATATCTACAAATTTTAGACCATGAGTTGAAGTACCCTTTGATGTTGCAAATCCATCAAATAAAGCACAAGCATCAATATCAAACTCCTTAGCTATATCATTACCTAGTTGCCTTCCTGCATTTACAAGCAAAGCATCATCATTACCATGTGCTGCTAGGTCAGTAATTTCTGCTCTAATTGCATTTCTTAATACTTTACAATCTACACTTGTTGTTTCAATACTTGTCAGATTAGCAACTGTTTCTTCTGCTCCATCTGCTAAGTTTTTAACACCAAAGTTTGCATCAGTTACATCATGCTTTGTGTATATTGGAAATTGAACTGTGCTTGTTCCTTGTGGAGCAGCAATCATTGTTATTAATCTAGGCAATACTGAAGCCTTGTTGAATTGAACTATAGCTGATGCTACTGCTGTTCCTAATCCACCAGCACTAACACCAACATCACTTACTACATTACTTTGAGCCATTTCTTTCTCCTAAAGTTTAAGAGAAATATTTATTTACCCCACTTATATCCTTTAACATTATCAGCTAAGTATTTATCAGCACCTTCAGGGTCTTTCATGGCAAATTCTTGGATAGTATCATATCCTCCAAACTCACCTTGAGGTTGTTGTGAAGCTGCTCTTGCATTATTAGTAGGTAAACTATTATTTCCCTGATTTATTTTGTTTACATACAACTCCAATTTTTCAAGTGATAAATCCCCTGCAATAGATTTGTCAGAATCATCAGTTAATTGCTCCATAAGAGTTGACCTCTTATTTTCTTTATATTCACTCCATGCTTTAACATCTGTCTGAGCTTTCTCAAGTTTAAGGTTAGCTTCATCAAGAAGTGTCTTATATTCACCTTGCTTCTCTAACTGCTTCTGCCTAGTTGCTTCTTGGTCAGCCTTAATCTTGTCTAATTGAGCCTGTAATTCTTGATTTTGAGTTTTGTACTCATTCTTCTGAGTATTAACCTCATCAAATCTACTTTTAGGAATACCATCTGATACATTGTTTTGACTAGCTTCTGTGCTAGGTTGTTTAACCTGATTTGCTTCAGTTTGAGTTGTTTTATCTTCCATTTGTAACCTCTTTTGTGAGTAATTGATTAAAAATCTGTCACCATAATATATTTAAAAATATATTAAATAAAACATTTATTTCTTTGCTTTGGGGGATACAGTAGCATGAACTTTAGCTGTGACCTTAATGTGGTGTGTACCTTTAGGCATAGTTTTCTTCAGCTCATTGTTCATTATCTTCATTGCTTTATCTACAACATCTTTAGGCAGAGGGTACCTAGCATCTGTTAATATTCTGCCATTTTTCTTGAGCCAGTCTATCTTATTTGCTTCTGCATTCCACCCTATATAAATAGTGTTCTTTTTAGCATCTACACTATGGTCTAAATCTCTGTATAAGTCACCTGTTAGATAAGGTGCATAAGAGTTTGAATAACTACTATCTTGCCTGAACATATTGCCTGTTTTTTTAGATTTTTCATAACCCTTTGAGTATGGTTGCTTGAAAGGCTTACCATATGCATCTCTAGGGTTTGTTTTATCAAATATGTAGTGTCTATATTGGTTTACTAAGTTAGCACCTAAATCATTCCAAAATTTATCACTAAACAAAGGGTTGGGAAATTCTATGGGTTTGCCCTTAGCTACTACTTTTGCTGATGTATGTGATTGTATATCAATATCACCATCAACACTTGTTCCTTTAAACATATTTTTAATAGACCTTGTAAGTGCTGCTTGTGATGCTCTTCTTCCTATACCTGCAAACAGTCTACCTACAATAACTAATGGTGCTGCCATTAATCTAAGTCCTCTAGTTTTTTCTTAGCACCTTGAGGGTCATGTCCAAACTTGTCTTGCACAGATATTTCCCATTTATGTCTGCAATTATATCCACCACCTTGTGTAAATACTTTACTTCCAAACCTTCCCTCTATTTCAGCTCTTGTTAATTTGTCTGCTGCCATCATCTCTAAACACTCAGGTCTAGTCTTTTCATCTAATGCACCAATATAAACATAAAGAGTATCATCAGGCATCTTATCTATCATTAGCTTAGTAACATTTCTGCTGTATTCATTCATAGATGTATTTATAAGTGTTAGTAATTGCCCTCTACTTAATGCTCCTTGACCTCTAACTTTGTCTAATACAAATTGTGTTGGAGAGCCTGCAATAATCCCATTAATTACTTCTCTTTTGACTATCTGAGCCATATTGTCTAATTGGGATAATAAAGAGTTTGTGTTATAGTTTACAAGGGATTGTAATGTTTCTTCTGATAATGCTGAAAAGCCTTGAATAGATTGTAACATACCTGCATGAGAGTTTTCAAATATAGCAATAGCATTTTCTGCTTTAGACATTATAACTTCTTCTACATTTAGTGTTTCTATAAATCTGATAAATTCTTCTGCTGATTTGTTGCCTCTAAGTGCATAAAGTTCTGATATAGTTCTTTCTTGGACTTCTAGAATGATGTCTGCAATAGTTTCTGAACTTCCTTCTATAAATAGTTGGTCTGACATTAAGCCATCTACTCCCATTTTATACAGGTTTAATTAATTGTTGTAATAGTGAGTTTTCTTTTCCTTCTGCCTCTTCTTCTACTACTTTACCTCTTTCTTGTAAATATTCTTGTGCTGCTTCTCTATCAGGGAATCTATCAGGGTCTTTCTGCATTAATATATCTGATTCATCTATTAAACCTTTTGATAACTCCCAATCCCATTTATCTCTTTGCTCAGTATCAGATAATACTTCCATTGTTTCTTCAAAGTCAACCTGCTCAAGCTCACCTGCATCTTTACCCATATCAACTGCAATCATCAATCTTTCAAGTTCAAATATTTGTCTTTCTACTTCTCTCCATCTAATAACATCTGATACTCTTTCATCTTGTAGCTCTTGGTTCCTGAGTCTGAGTGCCACACCTGATTGAGCTGTTGTTCCTTCTACAAAGTTTATATCTATGTGGTAATTCTGAGCCAACATCTTGTATGCTGTTGTGATTGATGTAGTTATTGAATCTACAGTATTAGGTGGTGTTACAATATTCATTTGCCCATCTACACCTAAAAAGCTAATCTTATCTGCACCTACTTCCATTGTATCTTTTTCTATTTGACTACCATTTACATAAATATAACCAAATGACTGGAACATGATATTAGCATTTTTATTTGTTTCTGCTACATTAATCATTGTGTTTGTTTGTATTAAATCAGTAGAAGGGTCTGTGTCCATATAGCTAGACTCAGGCTTTCCATCTCTCCAACACTCAACAAATGGCAATACACCATATGGATTTATCATATCAGGATTATCTTCATCTGTATATATCTTACCATTCTCATCATAAGTGAAGGTGTTATCTTTATCCCAATATACCCACAGCTTTGCAGTATCATCAACTACTGTGTCTTTTGTGGCTATAGGATAAGTAAATGCTATTGGAGTTAATGGGTCATCACCAAACATAGGCTCATAATCATGGATAATATCATACTCAATATGTTGTTGATTCTTATCATCATATCTCATACAAACCTTTATTAAAACACCATCAAGCAGGTTAGTCATTCTTTCTGCTCTTTGCATCTTAAAGTCTTTATGATGAAATAGAAATGGTGTGTCTTCTTTAGTATAAATTCTTTTAGGTGGTTTCATATACACTAATGATATTCTATCTATAATTCTTTTAGTTACATTAATGTTGGCAGCAGGTACTTTATCAAACAATGTTGAATCAAAATATCCCATTGTATAAGGTAAACTTCTACCCTTGTAATACTCTAAGGCATCTAGCCTTGCTGACTTCCACCTATCCTTTCTTTTCTGACTTGCATCATACTTTGCATTTAATACTAATAGTTCACTTATGTTTGGTATCATATCCTTCTTATGCTCCCCAATGTTGGTTTAATTATTGGTAATTCCCAATGGACTGCATATCCTAGTGCATCAGACATATGTGTTAAGTTTTTATTGCTCTTATCTATTTCTCTAGTTCCTTCTTTGTTTGATGTCTTTTCTAAGTCCTGAATTAAGTCTTTACAACTAGGGTCAATAACAAGATTGCCTTGTAGTGCTTTGTTTACTGCATTAACTCTATCTATTACAAGTGGGTTAGTTTTCATTGCTTTAACTTTAAATCCACCTTTCATTAATAAGTCAATATCACTATACATTGCACTTGAGCCTCTTTTATGTCCTGTTGCATCAGGATATGCTACATATTCACTATTTGGGTATTTGTTCCTAATTGTATTAACCATTCTTTCTGTAAGTAGGTCACCACTACCACTATGTGATAATGCTATACA